GGAAATTAAGATGAATGATATCGTTATGAGTTCCTTACTAGGATCAAAAATTATTAAACAAATCCCTTATTTTCAGAAAGTTGAATCATTTACAGGGCAATCCATACTATCTCTTAATTCACCCTTGGTGCGACAAAATGATACGGAGGAAGAGACTACACTAGCAGAACCGTTAAATGAAAATAAAAAAACGATAGAAAGTCAGCAGTTTTTCCCTTTGACTTTGTCAGTAGATGGAAGTGAGGAATTTACATTGCCTTATGAGCCTGTAATTAGTATTGAAGGAAAAAACAATATCATAAAACGTTCAGTGCTCAAATACAATGAACAATTCTCTGGTAGTACTTTCGGTACGGTAAAAGAGCGTTGGAGTATGGATGATTACAAAATAACTATCACGGGTGCTTTATTTGGAACAAGTGAAATAGGGGCTTATGAAAGTACATATCCACGAGAGGATTTTGAGCGTTTAAAAAACTTTCTATTGCAAGGGAAAGAAATCAAAGTTAAATCGATTCCCTTTGAGTTGTTGGGGATTAGTTATATCGCTATTGAAGATTTTAGTTTTCCTTTTACCAAAGGAGAAAACGTTCAAGCGTATGTCATTAAAGCAATCTCAGATGTTCCCATGCAATTATTTATGGAATAATATGTTTAAAATGTGTTATCAGGTCAGTTTTACAACTGAGGAAGACAAAGTATACAATTTGAATCTCGTTCATGCGATAGAAATTGAAAAATCCATAGAAAAACTTGCCGCTACTTGTAGTATAACGTTACCTCTTTTTCGTTTTAATTCCCCTTTGCTTGTCAATGTGGATATTAAAAGAGGAACAGAAGTAGTGGTATGTTTAGGTTATGATGATAATCCCCGAGAAGAGTTTAGAGGGTATGTCACGAAAGTAGTATACAATAATAGCTCCATTGTAATTGAATGTGAAGATGCGTTATTCTTGTTTCGCAAGAGTTTAGCTAACAAACAGTTTAAGAATATTACGTTGAAGGATTTACTGACTCAGGTGTGTAATCAAATTGATCCTTCGTATAGTATTGATTGCGATTATGATCTGACGTATGAATCGTACACGTTAAATAATAAGACGGGTTATGATATTCTCAAGGAGATCCAAGATAATTTGGGGGCTAATGTTTGGTTTGATACCCAGAATAAAATCTTAAACATCCATTTAAGTTACCGTGATAAATTAGGACAGGTAAAGTATTCGGCTCATCACAATATAGAAACGTCTACGCTAGAATACGTACTAGGAGCAGAGCAAAAAGTTGAAGTAACAATAGATGCAACCGATCGAAAGGGAGAAGCAAAACAAGTAAAGGTAGGTGATAGTGGTGGAGAGCAGTTTTCGTTGAAAATTGGAAATGTAAAGGATAAGGATATTGAGAAATTAGCTCAGGATATATGGGAAAAGAAGACGGCAGATCGGCTAAAAGGATCGTTTACCACTTGGTTAATTCCTCCAGTATCACCTGGATATTCAGTTGAGATTATTGATCAAGAATACCCAGAGCGAGCGGGACGCTATTATGTTGCAAGTGTAAAGACAAATTTTAGCGAATCAGGTGGAGTGAGAACTGTTGAACCAGGAATAAAATTAGGATAGATGAGTGCAAAAAATGTGAGACAATTTATTCAACAAATTGTTGGAGATATGTGGAATCTGCCCTTGACAGCTAAAGTAATGCAAGTAGATGGAGAAACTTGTTCTATAAAGCTTCCGAGTGGATTGGAATTGGATGGAGTTCGACTGAAAGCAACACAGACAGAAAAGGAGCAAAAAATAATGCTAACGCCTCGTATAGGAAGTGATGTGCTTGTTTTTTCTCAGAGTGGTGATTTGAATAATCTTTTTGTCATTCAAATCAATGAAGTAGAAAAGATTGAAATTCTCAACGATGACTTACAACTTGTTTTAGATGATCAGTTGCACATCGAAGTTAGTGGGGTGAATTTAGGGCAAACATTAGCACAATTATGTGAAACCTTAAAGACACTTACGGTAAGTACAGGGGTAGGACCTTCAGGTACCCCTTTACCACCCACACAACAAAAGGTAGCGCAGTTAGAGCAAAATTTTAAAACCATTTTTAAGTAATTGATTCAAAAAACAAAGAGATATGGCTTTAGATAAGAGTAAACTAGAAACGGAAATCAAGGTATTGCTTGAAGATATGATGAAAAGAGAGCAAAACTCTTTTAATGAATTTGCAACGCGTTTAGCCACTGTGATTGATAGTTATGTAAAACAAGGTGAAATCGAGTATTTAGGGGGATTAGCAAATTCAGGTGGTGCAGTAACAGGAACAATTCAAGGAACTATAAAATGAGTAAAAAAATTGGAATACAGATTCAGGGAGATAATGAGCATCCTTCCTTCATGGATATACAGGTTGAGGTACAACGCGATGCTCAAGGGTTAATTGTGCAAGGCATGGTGGTTGATGATATTGTAGAACAAAACAAATCATTGATTCTCATTACACATCCTGGGGAATGGAAAGCGAATCCAACCTTGGGCGTTGGCTTGAGTAATATGCTCTTGGATCATGATTACCTCGCTTGGAGACATCGCATTCGCGAACAATTTGCCCAAGATGAGTTAGTCATCTATCAATTGGACTTATTCCCTAATAAACCCTTTGTCATTGATGCAAACTATAAAAATTAAAAATGAACAATGCTTTTTAGATCTTGTNTTAGAGAGTACAGGAACGATTAATAATACTTTGATCATGGCCTTGGCNAATGAGGTGTCGATTACAGATGATNTCCCCATTGGAAAGGAGTATAAGNCAGCNGGATCCATACAAAATAATGTANTAAAAACGTATCNGATNTATCCTCCCGCAACAGGTTATCGTGCAGTAGAAGAAATCGTAAAAGAAGGTATTAGCTATTGGGCGATTAATAAAGATTTTATTGTTGGAGTATGAGAAATAGAGAAGAAATAAAAACAGTGATGACGGATTCATTCCGAGAGAATGAAGTTATCATCGAAAAATATGGATTAGATGCAAATAAATCTTTTGCGCAGCAATTCAGTAAAGTATCGTTGGAAAATCTGTGGTTTGACATTATCGCTTTTAGTATTTGGTTATTAGAAGGAATTTTTGATCAGCACAAGAAAGAGGTTGATCAAGCGCTAGCAGAATTAAAGCCCGGAACTTCCAAGTGGTATAGAAGAAAAGCACTGGATTTTCAGTATGGAGTAGAGCTGATTGCAGATTCAGATCGATTTAATAATCAGGGTTTAAATGCAGAACAAATAGAAGATAGTAAGATTATCAAATATGCTGCTGTGGTTGATGCAGCTACAGAAAGTCGTTTAGTTGTTAAAATAGCCACTGAAAAAGAGCAGGAATTAACGCCAATTACAGCGGCTGAATATGAAGCTTTTAGTGCTTATTTTTCCGAAATAAAATATGCGGGTGTTGCAATTACGGTTGTGAATTATGAACCTGATATTTTACAGCTTTCAATGCGAATCTTTCGAGATCCTTTGGTGCTGACAGATAGGGGAATGAGCATTCTTACGGGGAAGTATCCTGTGCAAGAAGCAATTTTGGAATTTATGAAAGAACTGCCTTTTAATGGAGAATTGATTCTACAGGATTTAGCCAATAAAATTGAGCAAACAGAAGGTGTAAAGATTGTTCAAATTGACGCTGCTCAAAGTAAATGGATTGATCCTGCTTTAGGTGGTTATGGTGAATTTACGGGCATAGATGTCAAGCGATTACCTGCCTCAGGTTATTTTAAAATTGAATCATTTACAGGAATTAACTATGTGGTATAATATTGATTTTAAGAAGTTAATCTTACTGATGCTTCCTATATCCCTTCGTAAAGTAGGATTAATTGCTTGGATGGAGGCCATGATAGAGCCTATAAGACATATTCAATATGATTTTGTGCAAAAGAGACAAGATACTTTTTACAATCTTGAACATAATGGGCAAGCTTTTTCTTTGCGTAAAATACTCAATGATAAATTTGACCCAACACAACGTAGAATTAAGATGTTAGATGGAAATCAGTTTAACAGAACGTATCTCTATACAGAACCAGAATTAAAAACAAGGTATCTAGGGGAAATAGCACTCTATCAAGACACAGATTATGCGGACACATCCGTTGACTTTATTGTGCAAATGCCTAAGAGTGTGTATGTTCAATATGAGGTAGAAGCAATCATTAATTATTACAAATTAGCGTCTAAACGCTTTAAAATGGAATGGAATGAATAATATAAATTTTAATCAAACAGGAGGTTTCCCGTTGTCAACCAATATGTTGGATGCCATGCAAGAAGCGTATAAACTCTTCAATGAACTAGGAGAAGCAGTAGGAAAAAATTGTATTCTATCAGGGTGTAATACTGTTGGAGTTAATATTTCTGATGGAGTCGTAGTAATTGATGGAGAAATACTACCCTTTAAAGGATCGGGAACTTTTATTGGAGCTACTGTCATTGTACGAGAGACGATTGAAAATAAAATTTTCGAAGACGCTACAAGTAAACCTATTATTTATCAACGATATGCTCAATTAACAACTGGGGAGGGAATACCTTTTAGTTCCTTACCAAGAATCAAACCGATGGTTGAATTGACGAAAGCTATAGTACCTGTAGGCTTAATTTCGATGTGGAGTGGTGCTATACGAAATATTCCTTTAGGATGGGTTTTGTGTAATGGACAAAATGGCACACCTGATTTACGAAATAGATTTATTGTAGGGGCTGGTATTGATACTGGTATTGATCTTATTAGTAAATACACAGTTGGTAGTACAGGAGGTTTAGATAAAGTTTCTCTAGCTGTAGAACAAATGCCTAAACATAAACATACAGGAACTACTACGCAAGGAGGGGCGCACTCCCATGCTTATCAAGATTCTTATGAAAGAGAAATAAATGATATTGATGGTTTAGCATTAGGAGGAAAAACCTATGTTGGAACAGGAAGAGGAAATTCAGGGTTAGGTTGGGGACGTGACTATATTTATTGGAGAAATCATACGACTAGTTCTTCAACCACACATACACATGATATAATCATGAATGAAGTAGGAAATTCTGAGGCCCATGAGAATAGACCCCCTTATTATGCCTTAGCTTTTATAATGTTTAAAGGATAAAAAATGACAGGAAAAAATATTTTAAAGAATTGGTTTAGCAATGGTAAAAAACCTCCTCAAGAACAATTTTGGGAATGGATAGATAGTTTTTGGCATAAGGAAGATCAAATTCCGATGAACGCTATTGAAGGAATATCAAGTGCATTGCAGAATAAACTAGATGCCCCACTATTTCAAACGCATGTGGAAGATACAAATGCCCATGGAATCAATGAAAAATTAGGATTAAAAACGGATCAAGTAGTATTTGAATCGCACCTTGATGATTCCAATGCACATGGAATTACGGATAAATTAATGCTAAAAGCAAATCAGGATTTTGTAGTAAGTGAAATAGAGCGTTTGCAGGATATGATAGGGGGAGCTGTATTAACATCTCCTAATGGAACAATCTTCAAGTTAACAGTAGA